TCTCTTTACCATCACCTTGAACAACAACTTCTGGTAATCCAAGAGTATTAGCAGCATTGATGGTCTTTTTGAAAACATCTTCAGACAACTCAAACGAAACTTCCGCATCTGGAAAGTCTATTTCTTTTTCTGGTGGAGTTTGGAACATCGAACTACTTCCACAATAATGATATGTGGATTCGTGATTTCCATCTTTTATGGATACACTACTTTCCGAAAAATCTAATTCGGGGTCTTTGAATAAAGACAGAGTTCCAAGAAAACGATTCAATTCGTAAATTGGAAATGTCTTTGGGAAGTCCTCACTAATTTCTACTGAGGCCAGAATTGTGTTTAGAGGTGATACAGTCCTGAGAGTGCTACCCTCACGAAATTCTAAACTTTGATTGATATTAGCATAGTTCTTTAGGAACGATACTGTACTTTCACTTAACTTCATTGTGTTCTCCTTGAGTTTCACGTTTATAATGATTATCATGTAAGTATAACATAATAATAACATAATGAGCGACTTTTGTCAAGTCGTTTCTATTAAATCCACCCTTCTTACCATAACGCTGAGCGTATTTAATTATATTGCCGATACAAAAACCTTCACCGTGGCCAGCATCGGAAATAAATTCTGTTGATTGTATTTTGTTTTGGGCATAATGGGAAGTATAGGTTTTATCTATTGAATCCCATATTTCACTTAAATATTTGCCCTCATCAAAAACATAATCAACATCACTTTTTCTTTTTCTTGTTTCTAGTTTTGTTTCGTTTTCTTTTTTCATGACTACTTACTTTAGATGGGTCTGCTCCATGTGATGCGAATTCTAAATTTGCTAGACTTGCCATAGAACCAGAAAAGACATAAGAACCCATATGGCCTAGCTCCATCCACGGGCATAAGAAAATTTGATATCCCAATTTTCGAGCAAATTGACAGAAGAAATAATCTTCTGAAAGATATCTGTCACTACCACCAGCTATACTACCAAGATATGCTTCTGAATCAATTACAGTATCAAAATAAGCATGAATGTTCCTATCACCCTTGAAATGTTCAGAGCGATTGTGGTCTGGTTTATAACTAAATTGTGGATATGCTTCCTTGAAATCTAAAAATACTTGTTTCTTAATCATCATAAATCCTGTACCAATTTCTAAAGTATCAACTGGTTCAGATATTTGTATTTTGTGTGTATTTTCCACAGGATTAAAAACATAGTCTCCTGTATATTTTTCAAGTATAGTTGGGTCATCATCTGCTAATCCAGTATCTACAGCATTTCTAACTTTTTCCCATGCTATACACTTTTTTGGATATGGGCCACCGATAATATCTTTATCAAGAGCAGCAAGTGTTAATACATCATTAGGGTCAAAATGTATATCAGCATCAATGAACATCAAATGAGTATAATGACTTCTCATAAACTCATCAACCAAATAATTTCTTGCTCTAGGAATAAGCGATTCGTTGAAAAGATAAAAGAACTTTAAATCCATTTGATATTTTGTAGACAATGTAGCAAGGTCAGCACATGCTTTAGAATACATTCCAGAACACATACCACCATACATTGGTGTACAAACCATTATTTTATTTTCTCTTAGTTCCTCTACAGGCACATTAACTTCCATAATTCTCCATTATAATTCACTAGATATAATAATAGGGTGTTACCCACAAGAGAAACACCCTGTATTATATATTACATATAATCTTCAACCTCTTCTGTTACTGGTTTTTCTTCCTCAGTTTCTTCCAGTTTGACAGTTTCATCTAACTTGGAGTACAAATCCATGAAAGTGTCTTTGGTTTGGTCATCGAAACGAGCAACACACATTGAGATCGCTTTCATTCTATCCTTGAAGATTGAAAAAGCATTTACAATGTGAACCAATCGGCGAGTAGAAATAATCTCATCAACTCCACCATCATAAAATGTTTTACGAATCAAATCCGCCCAATCAACCAGTTTTCCAGCATATTCTTCATCAGAACATCCAAGATTTACCATCAGTTTTTTGATGATGTTTTTCTCGGTTGCTATGGTAGGATATTCCTGCTCCAGAGTAATTGGGAATCTTTCCAAGAATGCTTCGTTCAGAATGTTAGTTCCGATAAAGCGTCCATCTTCAGAACCTTTACCCTTAGTGTTAGCAGTTGCCATAACTGTAAAACCATCTTTAGGGCGAATCACTCGACCTTCTTTTTTGATAAGAAGTGGATTTCCTTCCAGAACTGGTTGTAAACACATAATTTTGTTTGACGCCAAATCGACCTCATCCAAAAGTAAGGTAGCACCACGTTCCATCGCTAGAACAACTGGGCCATCCTGCCAAACTGTTCGACCATCGACCAGAGCATAGTGTCCAATCAAATCATCTTCATCAGTTTCGATGGTGATATTCACACGAAAAAGTTCTTTTTTCAACTCAGCATGAATCTGTTCAATCATCATAGTTTTTCCGTTTCCTGACAAACCAGTAACGAAAATAGGATAAAAACTATTCGCTTTTTTGATAGTCTTCACATCACCATAATGACCAAATTTTACATATCCATTCACTTTAGAAGGAATATAAGATTCAGTATTTGAAGGGAATTTTATAACATTTGAAACCATTTTAGGTTTTTCTACTTCTGCTGGTTTAGCATAAGCAACTACACTTTCGGGTGTTTCGACAGAAGGCGACATTGATTCACCATAGGGGAAATCATACATCTTATCAGCACTTCTTTCTGAGCGAGGAATTCTGTCAATCAGAAACCAAGGCTTCATTACATTCTTTGATTTGAAATCAGTTTCTTCTACAAATCTGAAAATATCATCTCTGGAAAAGGTACTGCTTCCACCAAGATAAGAGCGTAAAGAATCAATCGCTTTTTCTTGTCTTTTAGTAAAACTCATAACAAAATCTCCATTTGGGAGGGTTCACATAATATGAGAAAAGTCATCTTTTCTCATTTCCATAAGTATATTATATCAAAAGAGCATATCTTTGTCAAGTCTTTTCTTCACATTAAGCAACTTTTTTGATAAAAGCATTGAGAAGCATACGATTCTGCAACTTACCATTCGTATTCTTTTTCAAAGCTCTTCGGATAACCGCTTTAGTCGAACCGACTTCAATATTATCCATATGGTCTACTTCATCAATCTCTAATCCTTTTGTATTGATGATATAAAGTTCATCATAAGATGTTTTTGTTTCAATCAAGAATTTCTCTTTACGAAACTTGGAAATTTCTTCATCTTTTGGAAATCTTTCCATTATATAAGACATATCCCCAGCAGTTCTTCTACCAGTTCCAGAAGTCAGGAAAAATCCAAGAAGATTAATTCCAAGAGACTTTTTGAGTGCTAAGAGAAAAATTGAAGTGGTATCCATTTGTCTACCATTTTCTCTTTTAGGATAAGTTCTAGTTCTGGTTTCTGAATCATCGATGTGTAAATTTTGTCTATCAATCTGCCTTGAAACATTTTCAGAATCAAGATAATGATTATTTCTATTACTTTGACCATCAGTAAGAAACACAGCATTGACAATCTGTGCTTTTGTTCTAGTCTTAAATTCTTCGATGATTGTTTTAGCACAAATAATGGTAGCATCTAATGGTGTTCCACCCAAAGAAAAGTTGGTAGGAGCACCATAAAATGGAGTGTCATAACTCCTGTAACCATAATAATTTGAAAATGTATTAGCAACAAGCAATAGATTTTTATATGCTTGGTTTAGTTCGGGATTCCTCATCTTGGAACTAAACAATGTCATCAAACGGAGATTGTTGCTGATTATCAATTCATTTTTCTTGTAATTTGCTACCTTTTTTCCAGCAAGAGTTGTGTCATATTCAGACCTTGATTTTTCATTCCATATATCTCTTTCACCAGAATAATCTCTATAATGGTCAGAAAAAGCATAGACTTCAAAAGGAATCTGTACTTTTTGACAGAACATAGTCAAGTTTATCAACTGCTCGATTGTGTCTTTCATATATCCGTGCATCGAACCAGACCAATCAATGAACATCACCATACCATGATTTTTACCTTCTGGTAAATTTGTGATTTGGCGAAAAAGATTCTCACTATACTTGTAAGCGTGAATCTTATTCATATCAAGGTTTCCCTTTTTGGAAGCATATGCTCTACGATGAATATCAGCAGCTTTCCTCATTTCAAATTCTTTGACCATATAACTAATCATTTTGCTATTTGATGTTTTGAACTCTCTCAATAACTTGTTTCCAAAATCTACAGCACCATCTTGTGAATTGTAATACTTATTCAATTCTTCGTGAATAATCTTGTAATCAATGACAATCGATTCTGTATTGATTTTAGGAAAAGTCAGATACTTAGGAATTCTCACACCATCACTCATATCTGCTAATTCTTCTTCTTTAGCTCTAAATGCTTCATCAGTTAATGAGGTAGGGTCATTTTCTTCTTCATAATCAGAAAATCCTCTATCACCATATGGGTCACTTTCTCCACCTTCAAAATTGTTTGAAGAATTTTCGGATTCTTCTTCCGAATCTTCTTCAGCATCATTTTCTGAATTACCAGATGAATTACTTGAAGCTTCTTCTTCAGTTGATTCTTCACCTTCTCCACGCTTTTCTTTTGAATCATCGCGAAAATCATTCTCTTCATTTACATCATCCTCAGACCCCTCAGACCCTTCAGATTCTTCTTCTCTTTCTCCATCTTCGTATTCATCAAAGTCATCATCTCCAAAATCACCATAACTATTATCGGTTTCGGATTCGTTTTCCTTACACCACTCATAAAGAGCATCAGTAACCTCAACGACATCTTCCCAAGTTTCAGTTCTTTCAACTTTTTCAACCCACTCTCGCTCTTCATCGGAAAATTCAACTCCGTAGTCAGTTCCTGCTTTAGTGTACAAATTAATTCGGTCAATCAAACCAAGATCATTAGGAATAACTCCCATTTTTCTTAGTCCGAAAAAATCCTCATCCATCAATTCATTATATCCACTAGACATACACTTACGAGCACCAGCAAATTTTCTCTTGATTTTCTTTTCGATACGAGCATCTTCAATTACGTTCAGAAAGGATTTGTAACCTTTTCCTTTTTCACTTACTGAAGAATGCCATCCTTCGTATGGAGTCCATAGAGCATGACCAACTTCGTGGGCACAGAACAAGTCATAAACACTTGAACCAGGCTTCCATTTTAGAATAGGTAAGTAGAGAACTCGATTTTTTACATCGAATGCTGCGGTAGGGATTTTCTTGTGTTCAACGGAAATGTTCTCTGCTGCCATCAATTTGGCAAGCATTGACTTCTGTTCAACTAGGTCTGTTTTCATCATAATATAATCTCAAAAAAATGGTTAATTCTTAACCTCACACTATAATTATAACAAATAACGTAATGTTTGTCAAGTCTTTTCTTCGCCAGGAGTAACATTTTTGTAATTTGATACCAATTCATCTGTTCCATCTTCCAATCCAGCAGGGGATTTTGAGTAATCGCCCGTTCCATCGTCAAGATGCTCATATCCAGTAATTTTTCCCGAATACTTCTTTAAAAATTCTTTTCGTAATATCTTTAATGATTTTGACATTTTCTCCTTTCTCA